ATTACAAATCTCATTAGTTCTTTAAACAATAAACTCGAATAGCTACTAATATAATACATTAGTGAAGTCCCGAATTAGTTGCTTTAAACTACGAACCAGTTTCTTTAACACGACAACAACACACGAGCGTTTCCCACGCACAATGAACACAACCCAAGTTAGAATCATACGAAACATAGCGATAGGAACCGGTATTGCAGCCGCAGCGTATTTATACGCAAGGCGATGCATAGAGACCGAGCAAGATTATGATGATTTCACAAACAAATTACTAAAAGTTGAAAACATCGAGGAATTGTCGACCTACATCGATGAAACAGTTGGTCAAACAGACCTAATATGTGAAGATGTAGAGGAAGTTGCAGAAGAACAAGACAACATCGTACGAGAACACCAAGGGCCGCCATTATCCCTTGACTTCATCGCACGTATGTCAGTCACATCATTACCAAGCATCTCGGATGTAGATGCTGATGACTGCAACAGTAACCCAAAACCTCTAGTTGGCATTAGGGAAACTGATGGAAACATCAAAAATGCCACGTCCATTTATATCCAGGACAAAACTAGAGTGACCAACCACAGGCGCATAATGTATCGCCAACGCAACAACTTCACCAATGCACTTGTAGCCCAGGTGAAGATGTCGCTGGATTGGCAAAACAGAGACGCAGCAAACGAGAAAGTAGCACGCAAAATGATCAAAGATGCAATGGCCAAGCATGGGCTAAGCATTACTGATTCAGCGCGCACGCTACCTATTGCTATAACTGCGGTGTTCTTGCCAAGTGATGCAGAAATTTATGCTAACGATTGGAGACGTAGTGCTGCAACCCAAAAGCGGATCAATAGATTCTACAATGGGCAAACTTTGCGGCATCCAGCTAGATGGCTCTGGAACAAACTCACACGTAACACTGTAGTTCCAGATATGTTAACTAACATGGACAATACTATGGAGACTCCACAAGATTTGGTCGCCCATGCTACCCATTCGTGGGGAACCGCCGAAAGGCGAGTTCCACGCGATTGAGGGCGCCTGGTACGCGTTGATGGGGTGTCAGCTAAGAGTTCGCTGACACATCCGCGCCTCATCACTAAACGCTATCCAGGCGGAGCAAAAACCCGGTCATACGTCCATCTGGAGGGACTGTCGCCAGACCTGGGTTTGGGAATATTCAACGGCGACATCAATACTCTAGAATGTGCATTATTGGAACGAATGTACTATTGTAAAATAGACGGTCAGTTTGTAGAACCACCAAGCGTGGAGCAGACTACGTATAAACGATTAAATAAGTTTAGAAATAAAGTTATCAGAAATGTTGGCAGTCCATCCGTGTTAACGCTACAAGAAGTAGTGGATACATATACCGGCCGAAAACGCACCATTTATGACAACGCTTATAAATCATTAATTACAAAATCAGTTAATAGGGACGATGCTGTTAGTGTAGCATTCGTCAAGGTAGAAAAAGGGAAACCAGGCAAAGCTCCTAGATGTATACAACCCCGAGATCCACGATATAATATCGTTATCGGCAAGTATATTAAAGCTGTGGAACACAGAATTTATAGGGCAATTGCTAAAGTTTTCGGGGATGGTCCAACAGTAATGAAAGGATATAATGTGGAGCAAATTGGCAGAATCATAGCAGCGAAATGGATAACATTTACTAATCCAGTAGCAATTATGATAGATGCAGTCAAGTTTGACATGCACTGCTCACCACAATCATTACGTTGGGAACATTCCACGTACAACAAGATCTTCAATTCTCAAGAACTGCGTCGATTGCTCAAGTGGCAAATCAATAACAAAGGACGAGGATATTGCGAAGATGGAAAGTTAAAATACGAAGTTGAGGGTCGGAGATTCTCAGGTGATATGAATACAGCACTAGGCAACGTGATGATCATGTGTGGTTTAGTGTGGACATACGCCCAAGAGCGAGGTGTGTCAATTAAGTTAGTAAACAATGGGGATGACTGTGTTATCTTCTGTGAACGAGCTGACTTGACCAAATTCATGCAAGGATTTGACACATGGTTCAAAGAATTCGGGTTTAGAATGACTGTTGAAGAAACAGCTCACGAACTAGAACACATTGAATTTTGTCAAATGCACCCCGTCAATACCCCAAATGGATATACCATGGTTCGTAACATTCGAACAGCCTTAGCAAAAGACACAATGACAGTGCTACCCGTTAATAACGAGGGATCCGCAAGAGCGTGGTTCAAAGCAATTGGTCAATGTGGTCTAAGTCTGACGAGTGGAATACCCATGATGCAATCCTTCTATCGTATGTATGATAAACAATCAAATAGAACAACCAATATAGATAAACATGGTGCAATGCAAACCGGAATGGCAATGTTAGCACGCAGCATGAAACATCACTACACCCGACCATCGGCAGAGACCCGTTACTCCTTCTGGATGGCATTTGGTTTTACACCAGATGAACAACGAGCGTATGAGGAAAAATTTGATAACTACCTTGTGGACTATAGCAAGATTGTGCCGGCTGATTATAATACAGTCACGCACTTCGAATTATAATCCACCAACAACTGGAGACCCACTCCAATAATAACAGTCAAATGTCAATTAGATATCACGGCAAATATTGTGGACCAGGATGGTCCGCTGGAAAGTACCAGCAAAGTGTTAATAGCAGAGTACCACCAACAGATGAATTTGACAAGACATGCCAAATTCATGATGGTGCTTACGCACACCCTACAAACAGCAAAGCAAGAAGCAAGGCTGATGATGAGTTCTACAAGCAGAACATTGGTAAGGGCCCAAAGAGGGCTATTGCGGCGTTGGCGGTTAAGGCAACGTCAAAGATTATGAGAGCACATGAGGCTAATCCCACTGGTGTCAGATTCCGGAAACAGAAATCTGCAATCAGAGGTAAGCATCTAAGAGGCTCTAAACTCGAACCAAGTAAGAGATCAGCAGTAAGTAGAGCGCAAGCGCGTCTTAACCAGCGCAATCGCCTAACACCCATGGGCCATCTGATTAATTCAATCACTAGCAACGAATTAGTCAAGACCCCAAGTCAAACAATGCCAAGAAAATTCAAAACGAATAACACGACAAGCAAAGCAGCAGTCGCAACCAGCAAAACGGTGCGAATTACTGCCCCAAAGATGAA